TCTTTCAAAACAATATACTCATTTTTAGTCCCATTTTTATTTTTGACGGTTTTATAGTAGGTAAGCATATTGGAAATAAACTTTTTCTTTTTGAATTCGTCCAATTTTTCTATAAACTCGTAAAAATTTATATTGTATTTACCTCGTGTTTCCAAACGCTGTGCAAAGGTAAAATAATCGACTACGTTGTTCCCGATTCGGCAGCGAGGGGATTGTTTTTCAACTTTTTTCTCTAGACCAATTTGAATCAGTTGGTTCATTTCTTTTTCCACGTCAGCGAAAGAAATGTTCTTGATTTGTTTCGCTACAAAATCTTTGTTCAAAGACATTTATTAGTAAATAAATATTTTTTAATATTTATTAGATTACTTTATTTAGTTTATTTAGTTTATATTATAATAATATATGAGTGTTGTTACTGTTGACCCAAGTTTTAATTTGACGACGGAATCTCCTTTTTCAGACATATACAATAACACGAATTTAGGTTATTATTATTACACAGGACTAAATGCGAGTATTTCTGGAAATTACTATTACAATTCTGAAAATTTATACATTTTTCAACAAGTCGGATACAACGGGCCAATGACAGGAAAAATTACAGTGAATTCTCCCGCTACTATAAATTATTATTTAGTTGGTGGTGGTGGCGGTGGTTATAAAGGTAGTTCGGCTCGTGGAGCTGGGAGTGAAGGGGTTGGGCAAGGCGGATATGCTGGTGGCGGTGGCGGCTTTTATAAAAACACAATAAGTTTAACAGCCGATACAACAACTATTACAATTACTGTTGGGATGGGTGGAAACGCTTCGGTAGGTGAAGTTACGTTATTGCAATTTTTGGGGACTACTTATACCGCCACGGGAGGGTCTTACAATTCATCATCTTCACTCTCTGATTTAACCACAGATTTTAATGACATGTCAAATAATATATATTATTATGGCGGAGGCGGTGGCCATGGCGGGAACGGCAGTATTGGCGGAACTTTTGTAATTTCAGGCGGAAATGGCGGCAATGGCACAACAGCAGGTGAACAAGGCACAAATCTCAAAGGAAACGGTGGTAAAGGTGGTGGTAAGTATGGTGGTGCGCAAGGCACTGATGATGAATCACCAGGAAAAGGCGGTCCTGGTAGCGGTGGCGGCGGTGGTGGTGGTATTGAAATGTATTTTAATGGTGCCGCAGGTGGCCAAGGTGGCGGTGGTGGTGGTGGTGGAGGATACTATTCTGGAATAGGTGGAAATGGCGGCATTTGTGGAGGAGGTGGAGGAGGAGGTGGAGGTTATTGCAGTTTAACTCATACATCAAATGGAGGACTAGGAGGTGTTGGAGGTGTTGGTTTAATTGTTTTAGAAATAATTCCTATGTACACAGCAAGTGCTTCATCTACAGCAACAATGTCTTCAACCTTAAAAGATGGTTCCACTGTGTCTTCAAGTGCAACTGCAACTGCGACTGGTTCCGGGCATAATAAAACAGATGCAGAAACTGCTGCTATGTCCGCATCTTCTTCAGCTGCAATGTCTGCAATGAATTCTACTATATCTAAAAATGTTTCTAATTCATGGACAGCTATTAGTACTAATTTATTATGAAAATATCTCAAGTTTAATATTTTAAATTTAAATACAATAATAGATTAAATTTAAATAAAATGGCAACATTACAAAGTCTGGAAGACATAAAACATGCTTTCTACATTAATTTAGAAACACGACCTGACAGAAGAGTTCATGTCGAAAAACAAATGCAACTTCTAGGTATTCCGGCTCAGCGTTTCAATGCCATCAAGTTGAAAAATGGTGCTTTAGGATGCTCCATGAGCCATCTCAAGTGTCTAGAAACAGCTAAACAAAACGGGTGGGATCACATTCTTATCGTGGAAGACGATATTTTGTTTATCGATCCTTCTCTCTTCAAGAATCAAATGAATCTCTTTTTAAAGAATCATTCAGACACATTTGATGTAGTCCTTGTTGCGGGAAATAATGTGCCGCCCTATCAACAAGTGGACGATTCTTGCATCAAAATTCGCAATTGTCAAACTACAACGGGTTATTTAGTGAAAAGCCATTATTACGATATACTTATACAAAATGTAAAAGAAGGAATTCAACATTTGATGAAAACATTAGATCATCACGTAATGTATGCCATAGACAAGTATTGGTTTCGACTTCAAGAAAGAGACAACTGGTACCTTATCATTCCTTTGTCTGTGATACAGAGAGAAGATTACAGTGATATTGAAAAAAGGGCGGCCAATTATAAAAAAGTGATGTTGGATCTGGACAAACCATGGCTTTCGAAAAATCGTGAAAAACTCATTACACAATCTATTCAAAATTTAAAAATGCAAGAGGAACTCAAAATTATCAAACCTTCAAGAAAGATGGGGATGTTTATTTAGGGGAACCAAGGTTCCCCTTAAGACCCCCTCCTTTCTTAAAAGATGATTTGGTTCCACGGAACCTTTAAAAAGACCAAGTGGAACAAAAACAACAATTTAGCATTGTGATGATTATTTAATTTTAATTATTATAGCGAGAAACAGGTCTTCATTTTTAAAGTGTGTGCATTTTATTGTTGTAAAGTTTTTATTTTTTTATATTTTTTCTTTTATTTTTATATTTTTTTAGAGTTTTTCTTATATTTTTATATTTTTTCCCCACATTTTTATATTTTTTTCTTGTATTTTTGCCACCATCAATCTCGTCTAATGCATGAGATGCATTTAACGATTCACTTGTTTCATCATTAGAAAAAGGACGAACATCATAAATACCTTCGCGTCTTAATAAGTGTAATATATTCACTTCATGACCTTCTCCTACAATAATACAAAATATATCTTCCGGTGTCCTAGTATTATTAAGTCTATCTACATTTGCTACTATAGCAGCATCTACAAGTTTATAACTACTATAAAATAATGGTTCAAATGTTGGAACATTTATATTTTCATATGTTAATTGTTGTATTCCATTTTTTAAAAATAATAGTTCTGGTGTTTGTTCAACAGCATTACACGTTCGTAAAAACTTTTTTTTTACTTTTTCAAATAACTCAGATGCTTGGGTTATAATTTGTGCATCTGTGCGTCGCATATTTATTCCAAAATAATCGCTTGTTAAACATGTTTTAATTGCCATAACAGCTGTTGTGCCATTAACAGGTAAAACTATTGTGTGTGGGTCTTGTTTCATTGATAAAAAATAATTTAAAAGTTGTAAATATCCCTCAATCAATGATATTTCACTCTCTATAGGAATACTTGCAATTACAGGAGGAATATCATATTGAATTGGACGAGTACTTTCCCCAAAAATTATTAAATTTCTATCTGGATAAAGTCTCTTTATTTCTCTTACTTTTGTAAGTGTAGTATTTTCTACATGATCTTCTGACAAAACAAATACACGTCTCCTCATTATTATATATAATATAATAAAAAGTATTAAAGATAAGTCGTTGAATATTTTCATTTTATTGTTCCACCTTTAGAAAAGGTGGAGCCAAATTTGTTTTGGCACAACCTTTCTCAAAGGTGGATTTGGCTCCACCTTTCTCAAAGGTGGATAAAGTCGGAAAGTTCAATATCCGTGAAATACTGATTCGTCGCAATGTGCATGATTGTTCTTTTTAACTCTTCGTCCAAATAAAAACCCATTGCATAGTCTTCGAAAAACTCTTTCTGAATGTTTTTCTTTTTCAAAATCAAACACTTGATTGCCTCTTTAGAGAGAAAATAGAAGCGACCACTGCAATAATATGTTTTGTTTAATGGCAAACGTTTTGGCAACTCTGGATGAATCGTGTGGTAATTAGACAAATGATTCTCTTTAATGGTGACAACAAATCCACCATAATGTGTTTTTGGCTTTTTGCTTTGCACCACATTCGATATTATTTGGAAAAACTGCGGTTTCACTAAAATCTGGTCATCATCCGTTTTATAAATATATTGATATAAAAAAGTATTATCCACAGCTTCGTAAGCGGCAATTACTTTTTTTGGAAGCGAATTGTAATCATCTGGCGTTTTTACCCACAAAATGCGGTCCTCTTCGTCAAAATTGTAATCTGAGCCCAAATCTTCATCACCAATCACATGATAATATTTTAGCCATTCGGGGATTTGTTTTAGCCATGTCTTTTTCTGGTAAACAGCCTTTTTTACATACTTTTTGCAGTTCATGATTAATAGAATAAATGGTTGTTCTATCATTTAAATAATAAGACGGTTTATTATTTAAATTTCTTTTTTTCTTATTATTTTCTTTCTCTCTTTCTCTTTTTATTATTTTTCTCTTTTATAATTTCTCTCTTCTTTCTCTTCAAAAGTTGTCAACACACTCCGCAGAACAACAAATCATATCAGAACGGCGACGACTATAAACGTATTTCATAATCATTTTATTGCAGACATCGCAATATTGTGCGTTGCGAATATCTTCTAAAACCCATCTCATCTTTTCTCTGTGTTCTGGGTTGTATTCATAAATGTGCATTATTATTTCATAAGGCAATTTGGAAAGGTTGTCCATCGTGTATTTTTTGAACATTATAAAACAATGAAAACAATATCAATTTTTTACATTTTCTCTCTTCATTCATTCTCCAACTTCTATTTTTGTCCATGATGGGGGGAACAAATCCTTGATATCATGTTTTATTGTGGGTCCGAACCAGATGGAAGGATAAAGAACCACTTTCTTTTTATTCGTATTCAAATAAGCGCCCCACCAACTAAAAGTGCTGTTGGCAATAATATTGAATCTGCATGCACTCATTAAAAGCATCTGCTCCCAATCTTTTAACTTAGGGTCGGCTCTTTTAAAAATAAAGGGGTTTCCTTTTTCTTTTTCTTTTTCTTTTTGTTTGAGTTGTTCTACAATTTCTTCCACCTCTTCTAAATCTTCCTCTTGACAAAAATAAAGGATTGTTTTTACTTCAAAGAGAGAAAGATGTGACAACGCTTTTTCATAATAATCGGATTTCAACAAAGGATGCATATGTTCTACTTTTTTGTAATCACCGCGACGAAAATGCATACTTGCAAAATCCTCCAACATTTTGGGAGTATAATCTGTTTTTTCAATAACCTGTTGCTTAGCCTTTTCTATTTGCAGCATTTTGCAAAGGGTTAAAAAAAAAGCGTCGAAATATTTGTAGCTTTGAAAATAGCCGTGCAAACAAATATCAGATTTGTTTTTCAAAAGGTTGATAATATCGGTATAATGAAATCCTTGTTCCTTGATGATTTGTAAAGGAGGAAATTCCTTTTTTAAAAAGGGTTTTAGAGAGAATAAAAAAGTATTCCAATAAGTGTGCCGAATGGTAGTGGAACCGGCACCCAGCGTCTCTATGTTGTAGAAATGAAATGCCTGTTTGCTCCGAATCGCGTAAGCAATGGTGGTGAATATTTGAAACAATTGGTTGCCGAGTCCGCCCATCAAGTTGCAAGTGAGCATTTTATAAGATTTTAGAGATATTTATTTATGCGGGTTGAACTAATGCATCGTCCGGCAAATCATTTGCTTTTTTACTCTCCATGAAAGATGTGTGTTTGCCGCTTCTTAAATGCTCGGATATACCAGCATATCTAATGGTGGAACCACACTCACAAACAAAAGTCGTTTTTTGTTTTTCTAAAATTTGTTCTTTTTTTGCTTGATAATATTTCTGTTGGTTCTCTTTTATTTTTTCTCTGTTTTCTTCCACATATTGTTTGCTTTGTTCCAAAATTTGGTCACGATGTTCTTTATAATATTGTTGTTTTTGTTCTGCGTTTTTTTCTTTATGTGTGTCATTGTATTTTTTTTTAGATTGTTTAATTTGTTCTGCATGCTGGTCTCTGTATTCTTTTTGCTTTATTTTCATTTCTTCTTTTTTTTGTTGCATTTTTTCCTCAGTATTTTCATCTTCTTTTACAATTCCATTCTTTGCATTTTCGTAATCAATGTGAAACTGTGTTTTCAAATGAGCATGTTTGTTTCCAAATGTGTGTTGATGACCACATTCACATGTTACAATTTGCTGCCTTTGTTCCTTGATTTTATCCTTGTTTGTTTCTCTCCAATCTTTCAATGTTTGACTAATTTCTTCTTTATGTGCTTCGCGATATACTTTTTGGGTTGCGGATATTTTTTGCTTATTTTCTTTTTGGTATTCTTGTTGATATTCTTTAATTTCCTCTTTATGAGCCTCCGCATATTCCTTCATTTTTTCTAAAAATTGAGGTTTGTTTGCAACATAGGTTTCTTTCTTTTTTTCTAATATTTCATTTTTATGTTCTTCGTACCATTGTTGTTTATACGCCTCAGGATTTTCAACACACTGGGCATAAGGATTTACGCAATTCAATGTAGCCCCTAATTTCTCTATATATTCTTGTTCAATAGATTCTGCTTCTCTTTTGTTTTTGCAATCACATTCTTCAATTTGTACCATTTTCCAATTATTCCACCCTCCATGTTCCCGTATGAATTTATAAACGTATGTATTGTATCCAGGATAATTTGGGTTGTTAGAAGATGTTTTATGTTGATTTTTTCTTTTTGTAAAATTAGTGGTGTGACCAATATAAATATCTTTAATTTCACTGTTTAAGCAACAAAGCTTGTAGATAATAGTTTCTGAGTAGTCTGGCAGTGTTTTTGGCATCATAATGTCTTATAATATCTTAGAATGTTATGTCTTTAAATCATTTTTTTTAGAAATCTTCAGTTAGTTCAAATGCCTCATTCGCGCCCATTTTGTTCGCCAGCGCATAATCAGATGTCCTTTTTTCAAAGAATGATGTTTTGCCTTCAAGGCTAATTAATTCCATCCAATCGAATGGGTTCGCTACATTGTAAATCTTATCGTAGCCAAGTTGAACGGATAATCGGTCAGCCACAAACTTGATATATTGCGTCATCAAATCCGCATTCATTCCAATCAATCTGCACGGCAACGCGTCACAAATAAATTCCATTTCAATCTCCACTGCCTCCTTGATAATCTCATAAACGCGAGCCTTTTTCACCTTGTTCTCCAATTTGCTATACAACAACACCGCAAATTCGCAGTGGAGCGCCTCGTCACGCGAAATAAGCTCGTTGGAAAAGGTGAGCCCCGGCATGAGCCCGCGCTTCTTTAGCCAAAAGATACTGCAAAAAGCGCCGCTGAAAAAGATTCCCTCTACGCAGGCAAACGCGATTAAACGCGTAGCGAAACTGCTACGGTTGTCGCGGATCCACTTTTGCGCCCAATCTGACTTCTTTTTGATACACGGAAAATTTTCAATCGCATTGAAAAGCCTATGCTTCTCCGACTTGTCCTTGATATACGTATCAATTAAAAGACTGTATGTTTGCGAATGGATATTCTCCATTGCAATTTGGAACCCGTAAAACGCTCTCGCTTCCGATACTTGCACGTCGTTCATGAAACGTCCCGCCAAGTTCTCTAAAACGATTCCGTCACTCGCAGCGAAAAAAGCCAAAATCATCGATACAAAGAATCTTTCGTCAGCATTCAAGCTCTCCCAATGCGGAACATCTTTTGTTAAATCGATTTCTTCGGCTCTCCAGAAACAATCCACTTGCTTTTTATACATTTCCCATATGTCATTGTATTTAATTGGGAACATAACAAAGCGATTATCGTCAGGGGCGAGCAAAGGTTCTATATTGTGTTTTGACATCCTAAATAATATATTGTAAAGATTTTAAATTTATTTTTTAAATATTAAAATAAAATCCTATTTTAATAATAAAATGTCGGGTTTTCAAGAAGACAAAGGAAGCTTTATTGTAAAACCACAACTAGACTCAACTGAAACGGATGATTTCGAATTGGACAAATTATCATTGAAAGAAAAAGACGAACTCTTTATGCAGTTGCAACAATTGGCAGATGCCAAGAAAAGAATGTTGTTGGAAAATCAAAAAAAAATAATGAAGGAATCTTCCAAAAACAATGAATTTTTAGACCGAGTGAAAGAAGATTATGCAAAATACAATCAATATTTTGTAAAACAGGGGAACGACCTAGTTCGAGCATTGGAAATTATTCGCGAACATATCCAAGATTTAAACTCTTCTGGAGAACTAAGTGAGCAAAATGTAAAGGATTCCAAGGAAGAACAAAAAAAAATAGCAAGGGAAATAGAAGAAATACGAGATTTTTTACAAGAACTTTCCTAGTAAAAATAAAATAAAATAAAATAAAATAAAATAATAATATTTATGAAATGTATAAATGAGTCATTTGACGACAAGAAGAACGAGAACAAGAAGAACGAGAAGAACAAGAACAAGAACAAGAAGAAGCAAAAGAATGAGAGGAGGATTTACTTATAATGTGCACACAAAACGCACGGTTTTAACGACTACTTCCTCACGCAAGAAAAAGAAGAAGACTTCTAGTAAAATTTCGTCTGCAAAATCTGAAAAATAATTTTGCGAAATAAATCGTGCATAAAAAGAAAAAAAAATATTTTTTCCTTTTATGACAAGTTCTATCAAACAATTCGCCATATTGGGTGAAAGATGTAGCGGAACTAATTTTTTAGAGGAGTCTATAAAAGAAAATTTTCATATTTCTTATACAGCGGAATTTGGAAACAAACATTTTTTCTGTTTCAACAATTACATTACAACAAAAGAGAGACGTGAACAAACATTGTTTATCGGTATTGTGCGTAACCCTATTTATTGGTTGAATAGTTTTTCCAAAGAGCTGCACCACGTTCCGACTAAGAACAAGGTATTGCACAATTTTTTATTCAATGAATTTTATTCTGTTCGCGATCCTGAAAATACGGCGATGACTCATTTTGCAGAACATAGCGGAAATTACCTATTCAAAAATAGAAATACATTACGCGAAGAAGAGCTGAATGAGAAAGACTTGAACTATTTTACCAATCAAAAATACAAAAATATATTTGAACTTCGAAAGTGTAAAAATTACTATTTAACGGATATTATGCCAAAGCAAGTAAGACATTATATTTTAA